AAGAAAACGAACGTCAACCAGACTTTCGTGGAACTATCAACGTTGGAGGCACAGACTACCAACTAGCCGCTTGGGTTAAAACAAGTGACAAGGTTGGCAAATACTTCTCTCTATCAGTTTCTGAATCCCAGAAGCAGACTAAGAAAGAAGCAGTAGCGACTGAAGAAGATCCTTTCTAATGTCTTCTACTTTACCAGACTCTGGAGCTAGAACCGCCTTCGATACGGGGGCGGTTCGAGACTCTATGAAGGGCAAAGGTATGCCTAGTATGATACCCACTTGTGCAATTATGGCAATGGCTAGACGCTTCGAGGACGGAGCTACTAAGTACGGAGCTGATAATTGGAGGAAGGGTATTCCTACCTCTCGGTACTGTGATGCGGCGTACAGACATCTTATGCAATGCAGAGATAAGGACGCTACCGAAGACCACTTCGGGGCAGTACTTTGGAATATGGCTTGTTGGCTATGGACTGTTAAAGCCATAGAGGACAACGAGTTACCAAAAGAATTGGACGATATACAAAACTAAAAATGGACTCAAATGATATGATAATACTCTATGACTAATAAACTTCTTAACAATCTATATGACGGAGTTGACCTCGCAATACACTTACAGAACGAGGCAACTGAAAACAAAATTGAAAGCGAAAAAAAGAATCACCTTAGATATTTAGGACAATGCCTAAGGGTTATGAAAGAACAAATAGATGATGGAAGAAAACGAATTAAAGATACCAAAGAATGTGGATGCCGAGGAGAGAGTCCTTGCTCACTGTCTGGCTGACGGAAGCAGTGACTTCTACGACAGCATTGCTCACAAGATAAAGGCAGATGACTTTTATCTTTTTAGACATAACTTAGTTTTTCAAAGTGTCAGTTCACTCGCCCAAAAGGGCGAACCCTTAAACGAAATCTCATTGATAGAGGAGCTTAAACGTTCCTCTAGCTTTGAGGACGTTGACGGAATGACAATGATAAGCACTTTAATGGAAAAGCACACATCTACTTTAGATGCCCAGAATTGTGCCAATGTTGTGAAGGAGAAATCAAACCTTCGCAAGATGATAAGAACTTTCAAGGTTGCTCTTGAGAAAGCCGAGGACGAATCCGAAGAAACGGAAACAATCCGAGGTGATGTAGAGAGTAGTCTTTTGGACTTAGAGACCACAACTGGTTTTGATATGACCATTAGTAACGCCGTTGAAGAACTTCAAACAGAGTTCGAGCAACAGTTATCCGGCGAATGGACAGAGGACGTAGTCAAGACCCACATCCCACACTTAGACGATAAGCTAGGTAACGGAGGTATCGGTGCCGGCGAGGTTGTGGTTATCTCTGCTCCTACATCTTGTGGTAAATCCCAGTTAGCCCTAAATATTGTAGCTCGATCAGCCTACAAGGATGGCACTAAATGCGGCGTATTTAGCCTAGAAATGCCTAGACATCAAGTCCTTAAACGTATACTCACTTGCAAATCCGGGGCGAACCTACGGCAAATTAAGGACAAAGTAATTGCTGATGACAAGATGAAAAAGATTAGGGAAGGATGCGAGAGCCTCAAGAGTATGCCCATCTATACAGTGCACAGCATCAAGAACATTGGGGAGCTTTGTTCGCACGCTAGGACTATGGTACGCAGATACGGAGTAAAGCTTTTAGTAATTGATTATCTACAACTTATCCCATTCAATTCAAGTAACCAAAGTAAGAACGATGCTGTAGCTAATATCTCTCACACTATCAAGCAACTAGCTCTTGAGCTAGAGGTAGGAGTTCTACTCCTTTCTCAAGTAAACCGAGAGGGAGCTCGCCGAGAAGGTGGTCTAGCTATCTACGACCTCAAGGATTCCGGCGATATTGAAAATGATGCGGATGTAATCATTCTTATGTGGGCAGAAAATGATGACATAGAAGCATCGAAAAGACTTGACGGATTAGGATCTTATATCAGTATGAAGTACAACGTAGCAAAGAACAGAGAAGGAGAGAGAGACGTAAAAGGTAAGTTCAAGTTCTACACTAATAAAGGTCTGTTTATGTAATACTTTGATGTAGGTAGTCCGCCTATTAAGACGGTGGTGGGTTAATCATATTCCCTTTCGCCGCCTACATCTTTTAATTTATGAAGGATAAAGAAAGAGCAGTCGCAAGAGGACTGGAAAAACTCTACCCCCAACTGGGAACTCTGATAGAACCAGAAGACCAGTTTAGTCCATTTGATTTCGAGTGTGACAAATACATTATCGAAGTGAAGTGCAGATCTCAAGCGTGGGATCCGTGGTTCATAGAAGCCATCAAGTACAACTCCAATATGGAGATAGCAAAAAATCTACAAAAGGATTTTATTTTCTTGACGGAAGTAAACAAAACTGTTTATCTTTACAACATCAGCAAATTAACTAGAAAGGATTATGATTTCAAATGGACTACGAAACTATTACCGAACTCCACAGAGTTCACAAAACAAGGGAAGTCGGAGAAGCCAATAGGGTACCTCTCGGCAAAGGACGCAACTATTTTACATTTATGAGATTACATATATTCAAGGTGCCCGAAATCTATATCATTCCTTCTATCTTCGTAGAGGTTGATGGACTCAAAGGGGACAGAATTATTTGGCTATCAGTAGGAGTCTTAAACTTTACCCTAAGCCTACAAATAACTAAGAGCTAATGAACGATAACATTGAGAGACTGCACACTAGGATAAATCTTATCCGTGAAGAATCAAGGACTGTGTCCTATAGGATAGAGGCTCTTGAAGAACGCCGCAAGGAGTTACAAGAGCAAAAGAAATACCTCAAAGAATTACTTTCTAATATGTCTTAGAGCAGTTAGGTTTATTGTTAACCATTATCTACTAGCCCTCACCGTTTTGTTTTGTTTTTCGGTGGGGGCTTTTTTTATTTCATTAACTCTTGGATTCTAGCTAATCCCGGAGGTGGAGTAATAGACATCCTAGTTTTAGAAAAAGGATTTAATGTTTCTACAAGCGGAGATCTTGAAACGTCACCCATAAATTGAAGCACAGCACTTTTAGCTTCGTCTTGGGACTCCATAGCTTTCTGTAATTTCTCTTCGTTTTGACCTTCTACAAATCCACCAATACCTCTAGATATTAAGTACTTGTTCAAGAAGTTTCTTTTTCTAGCAAATCCCTTACGAGTATAAGTGTTATTATTCATCATAAGTGCTTCTAGCAACTTAGGGTCCTTCATAGCATCGTTAAGAATATCTATAACTTCTCCTTTTTGAAGGTTCATTAAAACCTCTGTTGCTGTTTTTTTACCAGAAGAAACTGCCATAAGAGCACCCGGTCCAGAGGCTATCTTACCAGTAATAATACCACTTGATATTGCCGCAAGTTGTGTAAAGAAACTTTGTTTAGCAAGAGTATTAGCTGCTGATACTTTAGACTCAGTAAGCTTGTATTTATTAAACTTCTTTAACTCTGATACAAATTTGTTTACGTTCTTTATCTCTGATGGATCAAGTGCTAAATCGATAGCTTGTTTTATTTCTGGATTTTTGAGTACACTTTCTATTGTAAGTAACTCAAAGTCTCCACTTTTTGTCCCGAAAGAAGATATGTATTCATATATTGAATCCTTAACACCTTGGAGTACTTCTTGTTTATTTACTCCAGCTTGCTTAAATGTATTTATTGGGGATTTATTAATTAAATCCAATAGTTCTTTCATTTCTCCAGCTGGGTTTCCTCCACCTAGAATGCTTTTCATTCTGTTTGAACTAGAAGCTCCTATGAATTTACCAAATGACTTTTCTCCTTTAGTCCCGAATCTATGCGAGTATAAATCTTTTAGATCTTTTACTTCAGCTCTAAATACATCTGCTGTATCCTTTGCACTTTCTAATTGAACTTTTAGTGGAGCATATTCTGGAACATCCAATAGTTGCTTATTATTTTCTAGGAATTGCTGTGCTTTGTCGGGATCAATTACGCCGCCTTTACCAGTTGAGAAATCAATAAATCGAGTACGTATATAATCGTGCAATCCAGATTGTAATTGGAACTCCTCTAGTGTTTGTGGAGCCATTTCATCTGAACCCATTCTGCTTACAGCTTTAGTTAATTGCTCAAAGCTAAGTTTTCCCTCTTGTCCTTTCTTGTATGTCTTTTGTAATATCAATGAAGGATCTATAGCCTCTGAACCTTCTCTAGAATAACTTAGTATTCTTCCTACTACACCTTTATTGAATCTCTCGTTTACCATACGAGATACATCTTTAGCTCTTTGTAATTCTGGTCCAGCTCCGGGTATCTTGTCTAGATCTTCAAATATAGATTTCCTTAATTCTGTGGCTACTCTAGCTGTATTAAACTGTTTATTAGATCTAGCGATAACCGCATATTCCCCCAATCTACTATACAATCCATAAAGATCACCCACTGTTTTTATTTTTCCGGGTTCTGATAAGAACTTGGTTGCGAAATCCGGCATATCTACATCTTTTACTTCACCTAACTGTTTTTGTAATTCTTGAAAAGCTTTTCTAGCATTTGGGTATTGGAATGCACTTTTTTCTAAGTCTACAGCTCTCCAAACTTCATTCTCAAGTCCGTGTCCTTGTTGTGATGATTTATTTAGGGATTGAAAGACTGATTCTTGTATTTCTTCAGCACTGGCATTTGGGCTGAGTTCACTAAGTTGTTGCAAACCCTTTTTTTGATTTAGTGCAATCAAATTATCTATAGATAATTTATGTCTTTCCTTCTCTGCCCTCAAGAAGTCGGCAGCATTTTTTACATTTTTTCTGTTTGTAAAATTCTCAGATAGATTTAATAAATATTCCTTATCTCTTTTGTTTAGTTGAAGAGTTTGTATTTCATCGACTAAAGCCCTTTCTAATGAAGTGAATCCTTCGTCTCCGGTAATTATTTCTAGAGGAATATTTCCGCTTTCGTATTGTCTTATAGTTTCGGCGATTTCATCCGGTGACTTAGTCGCAAAACCTTGTAGTAAGTCAGATGCTTTATTAAAGTTACTTTGACCGTATTGTTTAAGTAACTCTCCTCCAGTAAGCTTTTGTACAACTCTTTTAGATAAATTGAAAAGCCCCGGAGTAAGAACGGATGTAAGACCTCCAGTAAGTCCTTGAGCCATCGGACCTCCACCTCTGTAAGCTACTTCAGTTTCAGCTCCTATACCAGCGGCTTCACCAGCTGTAAACAAAAGCGGTCTTTTTGCTATTTCTCCTACAAACATTTTATCTACAGTCTTTAACCCCGGAATTAATTTCATAAGAGGTTGAGCCATCTTGTAGTAAGTAAGCATCTTTAAGTACTCAGCGGACTTCTGTTTAGCTATTTCGCCCCTTTCAACTGGGTCTTCTATATTAAGTGTATTCTTAATATCTGCTCTAATCTGATTAGCGATGTCAGTTGGCATATTTCCAGTATCCTTGCGAGCATTCATTTCAGCAACGAATCTATCGTTACCAAGAAAATCGGCGATACCTATTATTGTGTTCACAGCTACGTCACCCATCATAGCACTACCAGTTATTATTGGATCCGCAACACCTTCGTAAAGTACCTCAGTAGGACCGTACGTACTAGCACCTAGTTGTTCTCTTATTTGTGGGTCTTGGATAGGCTGAATCGCCTCACCCTTTAATATACCACCGAACTTAGAGGTTGTAGTTGATGTGGTATCTTCTTTTAGTACTCCTCCGAATTTAGATTCCATCAGCTATTTTTTTTATAAATATTGGTCCATTTGGAGATTCTCTATATTCTGCACCAACTGGTAAAGCATCAAATTGTTCTTGTGTAGTAATTACATTTGAGGTATCTAGTTTGGGACTTACGTCACTTACACTACCTTCACCACCGACAAATATAGGATTCTTTGATGCTTCATCGTTGATAAATTTTTCTAACTCAAGATTAATCCTTCTTACATCATTTGTTTTCATCAATAAGTCAGCGTAAAAATTATTAACCTTAATTTGTCTATCAGCCATATTCTTAACTGATTTAAGTATTCTTTTATTAGATTTTGCGTCCTTATCCAATCCAGCACTCCAGCTAGCAAATGTTGCCATTTCCCTATCAGATATAGCACCCTTTGTTTCCTCTAAGTACTGAAGCATTAAAGGTTCAACTTGGGACTTGAATACCTCTTGGTCTGATACATCAAAATCAGTTCCTAAGAAAGCATTTCCAAATTTCTTTAACTCTAACTTAACGTTTTCACCAAAGCCAGTATCAAGACCTTGATCCAATAAGTTTATACCCTCTTCGGCTTTTAAGCTTCTAGTTCTAGCTAGGTTAGCATCACCTATTTTAGGCTGTATACTTGTTTCAAATATACCTTTTTCTAATTGTGGCGATAGTTGCTTTGATTCAACTTCTGCTTGTCTCATTTTAGCGGCAGCCATATTTTGTGCACCTACTAGATCGAAGAAGTTATTTCTGAGATCTTTGTCTCCAGCTAGTGCCTTGTAGGCATCATCATCGTATCCGGGCATATAGTCCTTCAGCAAAGAGATAGTCATATCTTTTTGTTTTTTTGCTTGTTGTTTCTCTTGAAACTTTTGCAAAGATTGACCTATACTACTATTTAGATTCGCCTTTGCGGCTGCAACCATCTGAGCGGCTTCAACTGCTGGGCGAACATCTAATTGAGATAGTGTAACTGGTGATACTCCTCTTTGAAACATAATTAATAGTCTTAATCTTTTTTACCGAAATCTATACCGCCGAATAAATTTAATGCAGTATCGAACTGATCTGCGGCTGTCTTATACTTTCCAGCGGCTTGAGAAGCTGATATACCAGCTCCACCTAACAATATGTCAGCTTGTGTAGTGTCGTACTGTGAACCTATATTAAGGGCAAATCCGGGGTCAGTGAATATTGTTCCCGGTGTTTGAGACAAAATACTTGAGTACAAATTAAATGCCGGAGCAGCTTCTCCAAGAAATATACTACTTGGATCGACACTCATTGCACTAGATGCTTCAAATACATCTCTGAATCCAGCTCTACCTTCTTCTCTAGCTTGCAAAGCTTCTTGTCTAGCTTGTGTCCCATATGTTCCTTGAAGTTTAGCTAGATTCATTAATTGGTTGCTTGCTAATTCTTCTCTCGCTAGACCTAGTTTGTCTAAACCTAACCCAATCTCAGCCCCAAGTCCTAGTGCGGATAAATCTATTTTAGATGCAGCTTGTTCTGCTTCTAATCCAAGCTGTGCTAAGTATTGCTGTTGAGTCAATCCCAACTGTGCTGCTTTAGTGGCTAAGTCACCTCGTAGTGATTCTTGAGATAATCCTAACTTACCACCTAGTCCAGCCAGTTCGGCGGCTCTTGATCTTGCGGCAGCGGCTCTATCTTCACGAGCCATAACAGCTTCTTCTCTACCTAACGCAGCTCTTGCTACTGCTGAAGCATCTAGTTGTCTACCTAAGGCACCACCTTCTGCTCGTGCGGCTTGTTCTGCTCTACGAAGGGATTCAAAGCCGAGAGGACCTCTAGCGGCTTCTGTAAGCCTTTCAGCTTCTGCTCTCTCTACGTCCGTTAATCCTCGGATGTCTCCTAAGAACGCAGAGCTTTGCTCCATAGGTAAGTTCCTTAGTTCATCGAAACTTAAACCTTCTAATCCGCCGAAGTCAAAGTCTCTAAGCCTTGAAGTATCAAATCCTTCTACTCTTTCTAAGAAAGGTCTAGCGGAATCTACTTCAGCTTGCTTTATAGTATCTATTGATACGCCAGCTTGTTGTAATGAACTTTTTAATCCAGCATCAAACTCTTTTGCAACCGCTTCTCTTTCTGCTGAATTAGCTTCAGTTTGCTCATAAGATGTTTTGAAGCGTTCGATCTGATCTTCGACTAAAGCACGTTGTCTTGGATCTTCGAGAGCTTCTCTGAACTCCGGTCCAAGTTCTTGCATTCTGCTTAGAATACTTTCAGTAGTCTGCTTGGATAATTCATCCAATCCACCTTCGCCGAAAGCCATTGTTTCACCATAGTCCTTAAGTAAGTCCGTCATTGGACCCATAAACTTGGATTCAGCTCCAAGTATTGAACCCATAACTTCTTCACTGTACAATCCTTCTGGACCGTAAGCTTCTAGAATTATCTCAATGGGGTCTCTTATTTTTTCAAAGGCTTCCTTTATTTGAGCTTGTGATTTTGCCTCAGATTTTTCTGCAGACTTGCGGCTTTTACTAGCTGACCTTGAGGATATTAGACCACCAACTACTGCTTCCAAAAAGGGCTGAATACCACCCATCTTTACGAGGTAATTAAAGATGAGATTATCTAAAGGTCTAAAAAATTCTATTAAAAAGTTCTTCATATTAAACTGTTCGTTTCCACATATATACTACTATGTAGGGTTGTACTACATCTAAGCTCATCGCTTGTTGTGTTTGTTCTGCCCCCGAACCATTGAATACTTCACTTGTAGTTAGATAGCTAGTTGCGTTAGTGCTAGTACTTTCAATAATTTTAGTATTATTAAATGTTCCACTTGCTGTACCAAAGTTAGATGGCATTCCAGAATTGTGCAACGGAGTACCGTGAGCGTGATTTGGTATCTCATTGATAGCAATAGTCTTGCTTTTTGTTTTATCACCACCAGTGTCTTCTGCTGTATCAAAGTCTGTGTCTCCAGAATCGTAACCTACTGGCACTTTACCAGCACCAAATCTTACCCAAGTAGTTCCACCATAAGCAGCAACAACAGCTGCTGAATCAGCATAATTTACTGTTGTAGTCAACAAAGAGCCAGTTGGATATAAAGATTCTTTAATAGATGTTAAAGTAGCATCAGCTAGTTTAGCGAAAGTTACTCCGCCATCTTTTATACTTAATGTATCGCTACTTAACTCTATACTAGAATCATCTACGGTATTACTATTAAGCATAGTTCCCTCTACCGCATTGGCTTGAATGGTAAATGCACCAGCTTGAGTCATTGCTACATCGCCACTTGGGGCTACGCTGTCGTAATCGCCACTTGAGTTCTTAGAGAAAATCTTAGGATTTGAATCAGCTGTTTGATCTATAGTACCAAATATACCACCGCTTCCGGTAAGTGCATTTGCTATACCACTAGTAACGTAAGCTGTAGTAGCTATTCTTTCGGAATTGTTTGCGGCAGCTTGAGTAGTGGTTGTAGGGTTTCCGCCAAGTGCAACATTGTCTGCTATCTTTGCAGTAGTAATAGCGTCATTAGCAATTTTTGCAGTGGTAACATTAGAGTCTACTATAGAAGCAGTCACAACAGCGTTTGAAGCTAATTGATCCGCCCCTACTGCATCATTAGCAATCTTAGCTTGAGTGACTCCATCATTAGCAATCTTGTCAGTGGTAACATTAGAATTAGCAATCTTGGCAGTAGTAACATTTGCATCTGCAATCTTAGCTGTAGTAACAGAACTATTAGATATTTCATTAGTATTTACACCAGAATCAGCTATTTGTAATTGACCCAAGCTTGTAACCTCTAGTCCTCCGCCTTGCAAACACGTACCAGTAGTACCGGTGTAAGCTACTGCATTTTGACTAGTGTTCGTAAATGACGCGTTATCAACTAATTCGTCCAACTTAGTTGATGTTACTTGCTCGGTTGGACCAAAGTCTTTTCCTTTAATTAAAATAGACATATCTTATTAAATTATTTATTACTATTGTACACTACTTGTCGAGCGGAATGTCTCAGCTCCAGCTACCTTTAGGGATCTTAATCTAGGTCTACCCAAGGTACTATTTAGGGTAATCTGCATACCATAAGCTCTTTTGTTTCCAATGCGTCCTCTAATGGACACATCTTCATTTGCTGGTATGTTGGACTGATCTACACCATATGAATTTTTAAAAGGTCCGTATGTTGTTCCTACGCTTCCACTAGGAGTTAAGTCCAATGCTGGCTCAGAATCAAGGTTTTCTGTAGTAGCTAATATCGTTGCATCCGATGCTCTATCCGCTCCGGATTGCAAGTGCATTTCAAAGTTGTTGAATTTCTTTCGGTCTATAGATCCTAGTGTAAACATCCTAGTAGTGACTGAACCATTTACTGTAGCTTTCTTTAGGCTTCCTCCAATTTCAGTAATTACTCTATCTACTCCGTCCTCAAACTCTTCCAGCTTATGCACACCGCCATCTTTATTAGTTACATAAACACCTCTCTTAGATCCCTTTCCGGATAGGAGTAAGTTATTAAAAGAAAATCTTCCGATAGTATTCCCAGAAGTATCTGTGTTACTTACGGAATCTATTGATTCCCAGCTTTTATTTAAAAAATTATAAATTAATAAAACATTATTTATTCCTTCCGAATTTGGACTTCCGTCAGTAAATGTTTTTGTAGGAAGTGCTATATAGTACTTATTATCAAAATAAACAGCAACTGCATTATCTGCATTATCTTTATCTATATCAGATATTGTTTTATTTATACTTTCTGATAGTGGTACATCATTGCCTCGAAGATTATATAAGTCAATGAAGTTCATTCCGTATATACCATTGTCAGATAAGAATAGAACTTGATTCCCTACTTGTACAACAGATTTTCTGGCTAGTAATCCCACTTCATCAGTAAGTAATTGCACAGCCGAGTCAGCTATACTTCCGCTACCGACAACAATGTGTATACTATTACGATTGAACACAATAAGTTTATCATCAGAGAATGAGTGCATACCTACATTGAAATCGGATTTACCGGCGTTGAATCTAAATTGTCCGTATACTTGGTCGTATGTATCTGTATCTAAAATGTCAGACAATAATATTTCATCAAAGATTTTGCGGTCCGCATATGTATCTTCAGCATCACTTACGCTATATCTGTAAGGGACGGCAAGTCTTCTTTGGTGATATACACCGTACTCTGGAGCCGGCATATGGGTAAATCCTAAACCGATAGAAACCGCTTGGGTAAACACTGGAGTGCATTGTAAGCTATTTCCTTCTGTCACGTGCGAATCTGTTTTAGATGCGTCTATGAAAAATTCAAAACCTACAGCTAATGCGACAGTTGGGCTTACACTACTAAGGCTCGATGAACTTACAGTATAGTAAATAAATTCATTAGCATTTGTCACGGATGCAACAAACTTCTCTTCACCGTGTACTGCTGTTACTCCAGTAATATCAATGGGATCTCCTACGGAAAAACCGTGACTAGTACAAGTCACTGTAACTGGAAACCTATCTTCATACTCTCCATCGGCTACTTGAGTACCTTTTGTTATGCTAGATATAGGCTTTGCACTACCGGCTTCAAATATTTTTGCTACCGTAAACCTTTCACCAATTTTTAATCCAGATGAGACTACACCAGTTGCAATTTGTAACCTATCACTGACTACTGATATTACATCTCCTTCATTTAGAGATGTGGGATTTTTGTGCACAACTCCCATATTCTCTATGACCGCAAAGTCAAAATCTTCATTGCATACAATTTCTAGTGGTTGCTGAAATTCTCCGCTTTCTACTTTTTCTAACTGCGGACTAGTGTTTATATTTGTAGCGGACAAATCCTTAAAGAAGGATACGTTACCACCCTTGCGGAATAAAAACAATTTATTAAACGCTTGTATCATATCTACATCATCTGATACACTAAACCCAGTAGGGTAAGCTAAATCATAGGTAACATTAGGATCCGATACTTTTACGGCTACAACCTTAGTATTAGCCGCAAGCATAATGTAACTCTCTGTATCATCATTGGGATCTGAGAATATACAAGAACCATATACTTCATTAACATCAGTGTCAGAAAGTGTTGGGGGTGTTCCGGCATCATCTAAAAAAAATGGAAGCGTCAATGCGGAGCCACCAGTAGCTAGTGGTGCAAGAACATTACTTATACCTTTACGAACTTGCCACTCGCCATCTTGATTCATTCTACCATTTTTACTATCCGCTAGAAGCCCCTTTGGTAATTGATCCGGACGCAGACGATTATTGAATCCTACGTAACCCATATCTAGGTCTTCGAGCATTCTGTCATCAAATTGTGTATATGTATCGTATCTTGCCATCTAGCAGTTCCAAGCTCTCCTTGACCAATAGTTAGCCGACATCTTTCCCTTACCGCCTTTTATACCAGCACTACGAGCACAATAGCTTTTCTTACGAGCTGGTTGGTTTTTCTTAATTGTCATATTCGCATCTCCGAAACGAATAATCTTTTCTTTACCACCTTCGCAAGCTTTTACTACGAACTTCTTGCCGCCTTGAACATCTCGGCGAGGTACGTTGCACTTCATCTTCTTTTTATCTAAACTCATTTCTTGGTTCTAACTTTTGCCTTTGGGGTATTTGCTACAAATTGTTTTCCTTTTGCTCCTCCAGCTTTTTTCTTGCGAGCTGTAGCCGCTCTTTCAGACTTAGTGAGACTCTTGGCTTTAGCCATTGGAAGACAGCGGTCTGGTCTTTTTTTATCTTTTGAGGTTCCACAAGGTCCTTTGATTGAACCGTCAATTCCGATTCGTACCCAGTTTTGTTCTCTCCACTTTTTGAGCTCACCCATTATTTCTTCTTCTTAGATTTCTTGGCGTAGTTAGGATCTTTACAGTACTTACTAGCCGCCATATTAGCATAAGCACTAGGATACTTATCAAAAGTCCTACGTGCCCAAGCGATTCCTTTTTTACAAATCTTAGCCATTATACTTTCTTACGTATTGAGCCTACGCTAGGACGGCGTATAGCCTTTGCTTCACTTTCGGCGGCACAAGCAGAACAGCAAGAACCCTTCTTCTTGTCTCCGATTACTACAACTGATATAAGTCCTCCGGGCATTACTTACCGTAGCCTTTCTTCATTTTACCTTTACCTTTACCGACTCTTTCGCCGCAACTTCCTTTTCCGTATTTGTCCATAGTTATTTCCTCTTGATTAGTGTTAATGTTAGTAAACAGAGTCCCATAAATAAACCAACAAATGCTGGTTCTGGTACGCTGTTGTATTCTACCGAAAGTCTGTAATCCACTTCGTTCCAATTGTATTGGACTCCCTCGTATAGTAATCCATCGAACTCACTGTATGCCCATTCTGGAATAGAAGGTACATAAAAATAGTTGTAATCATTTGATACAAAGTTATCTCCCCAATCGTAATCAGAGTTTGTTATAGCTAGTGGACGTGTTGTGGCTTCGTGGCTCATTTTTTGAAAAGGGATGTAAAGATTGAGGCAAACTCTTTGAAGAGCTTAGAGATGAAGTTATCCTTAGGTAAAAACATCACTACTATTGATATTATACCAATGTAGGCAAATGCTATACCGAGCATATTGTCCTTGTAGTTATCAAATATATATTTAAAAAATTCCATTTTTATTTTTTAATATAATTTTTGTACGCTTCCATTTGTTTTTTCGTTGCCTTTGCACTTGGGTCACCAGAATATATTCTAGCAAATATAGTTTGTTTTATAGCGTCATCATTACTTTCATAAGCAGTTCCTTTAAAAAAATCTCTTTGCTCATCCGATATATCTATGTTTGGAACAAATCCTTCATTATTCATTTTTAGTCTCAAGGCTTCATTCATAGCAACTGCTGTTTTGTTAACACTAGGATCCGAGTACGGATTTAATATTATATCGCCAGTTTCAAAACTAGCCATACCTCCGACTTTTGGATTTTCCCTAAAATATTTATCTTCTCCGGCAAATAACTTATTTCTTATTTTATAACCTAAAAGTTTTTGATTTACTCTTTGTTGTGCGAATTGTTTTGCGTTCATTAGTTTGTGGGCGATACTGGGATTGTACTTGAATGAGGCTTCATATCATCATTCATTGGCTCAAAGGGTGTTTCTATTGTGGGTAAATCGGACTTGACATCATTGGACTCTGTGCTAGTCTCAGAGGATGAATTACTTTCTTGAGATTGGTCTTTACTTTCAGTTTGCTGTTCTTGGGTTTTCTCTTGCTTATCTTCTTTATCTTGTTCTGAATCGCTTTCTTTAACCTCTTCACTTTCTTCTGATGAACTATCTTCTCTTGATTCTTGCTCTTGGCTTTGGGACTCTGATGATTTATCAGTTTGTTGTGGCTGATCGCTTTGAGAGGAACTTTCGTCGGAAGAACTATTTGAAGAAGGAGAGGTTTCTTGTGTGGTGTCCGGAGCGTCAACAGCTGGTTGAGAAATCTGTGACTGTTCGGAAACCGCAGCGATCTTCTCAGCGATAACCACTTGACCCCAATCATTCAACTCGTGGAAATCAACAAAGGTATCAATGAACATTGGAACTTCGATAC